AGCCTCTTCGTACGATTCGATTTGTTCGATTGCCCTGATGATGTAGTTGTTGCCATGACACATATAGTTTTGAATAGGAGTCTAGCTCCGATTCCTTTTATAGATAGATTTCGGAGTCACCCTTTTTTCGGGGTGACTCGGAGTCACCTTTTTGTCGGGGTGTCTCCGTAACCCGAAGACAAAAATGGTAATGCCCCCAAACAGTGTAGAGGATGCCCGAACACGAGCTCCTTATATGTACATTTAGCTGTGTTCCACTACACTGTTCAGGAAAGCACTGCAAACACACTTAAAAACGTTCCCAGGCTTCGGCTCCGCCTGCGCCTGGGAGGTGGCCGGTAATACTTACGGCCACCTCCTAGGACCCGAACTTTTCGGACTTTTATTATTTTTTCATTTCAACCTGGACTTTATACGAAGAGTCGAAGCTCAAGAAAGAGCCGTTGCATCTAGAGACTATCCGTGGCTTTCCCAATATATTTACAAAACTTTAAATCCCTCTACCGCCTATATGAAAAGACAAAGAAGTGCAACAGAAATAGAAGGCAGACGCCAAGCTGCTCGTGCAAAAAGAAGACAACTCGCTGCTTTTAGAGCAGGAGCCGTTCCAGCTCCTCTACAAGGCTACGTAAGAACTAGCAGCGCTTACCGACGAGGTGCCGGTGTTGGAGAAACTAAATTCTTCGACACAGGAAATAGCGATAGTGGAGACGCTACAGCCGGAAGCATTAATCTCTTATGTACTGTACCACAAGACGCTACAGAAAGTGGACGTGTAGGACGTAAGATTAATGTTAAATCAATAAATATCAGAGCATACTTCACTCTTGATAGTCAAAGTACAAACCCTCCTACTGGAGCTATTGTAAGATGGATGATAATTATGGATAAACAAACAAACGGAGCTACATTCGCTATGAGCGACTTACTAGCTGCAGTAGTACCTAACGGATTTAGAAACTTAGACAACGTAGATCGCTTCGTCGTTATAAAAGATAAATCCGTTACACTTAACTGCATGACAATGAATAGTACAACAAGTAGTGCCATTAACTACTCTAGACAAATTCGATTTACAAAAAAATGTAATATACCCATAGAGTATAGCGGTACTACAGGAGTTATTGGACAAGTAAAAAGCAATAACTTATACTTCGTATACATATCTTCCGATGTTGTTAGTAATGCTATATGGAAAGGTAGAATTAGATACACTGATTTCTAAAATGTTTATTTACTAGTTAAATCAATAAACTTTCTTTTCTTACTTATTTGAGTTTCCTCCTCTTCGCATTCAACTCTCTCTGGCGAACAAGATCTACTACGACTTCTTCTTCGTCCGAGTAACTGCAACAAAGACAGTTCCTCTGAGGATTCTTGCAATTCTTGCACATCATCTTGGGATTGAACTTGAGAATGTGTTGGTGTGTTTGGTACCGTGGGAGCCAATTGTCTGAGGTTTGGGTTAGGTCCTGCGATTGTGAACTCGTGGATTCCTCCATTGATACGCCTGAGGAGCTGCTCGATGTCGTCTCCGACCCTGAAGAACTGATAGGGATCCATAGGTGCTGTGATGATGATAATTTGGGGGATCCAGTCGGTAGTTCCTCCTTTGTATTCGACTCTAAGAGGATATCTGTCGAGTACTCTAAGGAGCTGATTGTAGGGGATACTGTCTGCTCGTATATCGTCGAGGATGGCTCCGCGATGTCCGTCGTATCCATCAAACCATCTAAGTGATCCATTAGAGATCCATGTTTCTTGATCTGTTCCAAAGTAGTATTGTAAGAAGTCCCATGCATGTTTTGTCTTACCCGCTCCAGTAGGGCCGTGTAACCAGTATACGGTCGGAGGTCGTTCAGGGGAGCGAGGTTCTCTAAGGAGCGATCTAAAAGCAGTAAGTCCTCTCGTATACTTGACATAAACACTTGCATTCTGATCATCTTTAACAAAATCACGAAACGATGACGATTTACGCAAAGCTGCTACTGCATCCAAAAGATCATTACGCTTACCAGGTTTAGGTTCATCACCAAATTGATAGTAGTTCTTATCTTCTTTAGTACAATAAGTAAAAGATTCCCTGGGAGTACCCTTCATCTCCTCCAAATGGGTCCTCGGAGGAAAGGAATTCTTGATGGTCTTCCACGCTAGTTGACGCCCAATTACAGCTGCTCCCTGTAAGTGCGGTGTGCCCTGCTCGCCAACTTCTCGTCCATATATCAACCATTTCATCTTCAAAGTCGTCCCAAGCAATTGAATAACCTGCTCCTCTTCTGGCGTATAGTTGTTTAAGGTAAAGACAAACCGCGAGAGCCTCTTCGTACGATTCGATTTGTTCGATTGCCCTGATGATGTAGTTGTTGCCATGACACATATAGTTTTGAATAGGAGTCTAGCTCCGATTCCTTTTATAGATAGATTTCGGAGTCACC